GTGGCGTTGGAATATACGGTGAAGGATCTAGTGGTAGTGGTGGCTCTGGTGGGTCCAGCAATGGCGTCAATGGATATGGAGGATCTGGTGGTGAGGATGGTGGCCAAGGTGGTGGTTTGAACCAGGGATCGACTAGTTATGTAAATAGTGGTGGTAGTTATGGAGGTGGTGGTGGATCCGCTGATAACGTTCTCGGAGAATCAGGTGATGGCGCGCCAGGGGTAGTGAGAATAATTTGGGGTGCCGGTCGGGCTTATCCCAGTACAGGTACACTTACAGATATTTAATGAAAGTATTTTATGATAAAAATTGCGATAATAGATCTTCTGGGTCTAGCTTATGATGGTAATACATTAAATAAAAGAGGATTAGGTGGATCAGAATCCGCTGTTATTCTCATGTCAAAAGAACTTGCTGATATTGGTTTTAATGTCACGGTGTTTAATAATTGCATTGACAGTCAGGCCAGCTGGCCTGGTAAATTTAACAAAGTAAAATTTGTAGATCACACTCAATCAGATACTTCCGAAATATTTGATATCGTAATATCATCTAGATCTGTCTATCCATTTTTTGCAAATAATCAATATGGTGAAATGTGTGCGAATGCAACACATAAGGTCGTATGGATGCATGATACCTTCTGTGAGGGCGATCATCATATAGAGGATATGATCAACCAGGGTATTATAGATGAATTATTTACTCTATCTGATTTTCATTCAACTTATGTACTTAATTGTGATCATGGAGGCAAACGTAACTTTGAGGTCCTTAAACATAAGGTATTTCAGACCCGCAATGGAGCCGTAAAGTATATTAATGAAATTGATCTTTCTAAAAAAGACAAAAACCATTTTGTATATAATGCTTCTGTAACCAAAGGCCTCAAACCACTTCTTAATAATATTTGGCCAAAGGTAAAGGAACAAATACCAAATGCACATTTAACAGTTATTGGTGGATACTATAGATTTAGAGAAGGTGCAGAACCAGACGCCCAAGAAAATGATCTACATGAGTTTGAAAGAAGTATATCAAAAGATCTTAATGTAACATTTACGAATGTAATACCACAAAAACAAATAGCTGATATATTAGCCAATGCTACCTTTATGATCTATCCAACGGATTTTCCCGAGACATTTGGTATATCATCCTTAGAGGCGTTACTCTATAAAACTCCAATCATAACCAGTAGATTCGGAGCTTTAGAAGAAACAGCAATTGACTTAGCCTGTTATAAAACTAATTATGCCAGTGTGCCCAACAGTCTATTTCCAAATATAGATGCAGAGGCACAGGCTAATATTTTTGTGGCCAAGGTACTAGAAGCCCATAATAATGAATACCTATTACAGCAAAAACAAAATTACTGTGATATAATAGAAGACATATATGGTTGGGATACTATAGCCCTGCAATGGAAACAACATTTTTATTTTAAACTAGAAAAGTATCTAAATCTAGAAGACTATCGTAAGGTACAACAAATTAATGATAAAGTCAAGAGGGTTTATGGTAGAAGATTTAATAATGAGGTTGAAAGACAGGTATATAAGAGTTATGACAATCAAAGAAGAATCGTAATCATATCACCGGTATGGAATGCCAAGGACTATATAAAGACCCACTGTGAGTCTATAGACCAACAGGACTATAATAATTATCTACATTTAGTAATAGATGATTGTTCTGATTATCCAATCGAGAATCTAGATCTACCAAAGAATCCCAAGAGAGAAATTATTAGTAATAATGAGAGATATGGATGTATAAGAAATCAAATAAATGCATTTAAAAGGTGGGTCAAGGACGACGATATAGTAATTCTTTTAGACGGTGATGATTTCTTGGTCAGCAATAATACTATTTTTCATTATTATAATAATCTATATAATAATGGAATTGAATTTACCTATGGATCTATGTGGAGCCTGGCCGATGAAATCCCATTAGTTGCTCAGGATTATCCTCAAGACATAAAAAAGAATAAAAGATATAGAGATTATCTTTTTAACTGGAATATACCCTATACACATTTAAGAACCCATTTGGGTAGATTATGTAGAGATATAGACCCGGAAATTTTTATGAAAGATGGTAAATATAGAATGAGTGGTATGGACAATCCACTTTTTTATGAAATTATAGAAAGGGCTGATCCAAGTAAAATTAAGGCGGTCAAGGAAATAATGTGTTTTTATAATGATATAAATCCACTTAATGATTATAAGGTAAATAAAATGGAACAAAATGAAAATGCTGCAATATCATATGTTAGTCCAGATCAAAGAAGTGAAATTAAAAAAATTGAAGAAAGGCCAGACGAAATAAATATTTTAGTGGCCGTACCTACTAACAAATATATAGAACCTGCTACTTTTAAATCAATTTATGATTTAAGGTTACCAAGCAACGTAAAACTACACTTTGAGTACTTTTTTGGGTATATGGTTGATCAGGTACGCAATCTAGCAGTAGAGTGGGGCAAGAACTATGATTATACTTTTTTTGTAGACAGCGACATATCATTTGATGAAGGCGCGCTGATACGTCTATTGAGTCATAATAAAGATGTCTGCTCAGGTGTCTATGTACAACGTAAAGAACCCAGTAATATTACCGAAGTATATGTTAACACCGAAAGAGGCCAAGAAAATTTATTATGGAAAGATGAACTAAAATATAAAGTAATGCAGGTATCGGCCGTTGGTATGGGGTGTTGTCTAATAAAGGGGAATGTCCTAAGAAGTATGAAATATCCTCACTTTTATTATACGTCAGCCTTAAATCATGCCCATGCTATATCAGAGGACACCTACTTCTGTAATAAAGTAACGGCTATGGGTATGCAGATATGGGTTGATTTTGGTGTAGTATGTGAGCATCATGGCTCTCATGTATTTAGGCCGCTTGAGCAAAAAGAGCTGTCCTAAAACATATAAATAGTAACATAATTTATATACGAGGGAAATATGTCGGTCCAATCAAAAGCTCAATTAATTGAATGGTGTAAGAGAAAACTTGGTGACCCCGTAATTGAAATCAACGTTGATGATGATCAGGTATCTGATAGGGTCGATGAAGCTCTTGAATACTGGAGAGAGTATCATTCGGATGCTACCTATAGGGGATATGTTTCTCATGAAGTAACCCAACAGGATATTGATTATGGGTATATTACGATATCCACAAATGTCCTGCATATTACTAAATTATTTAAAACAAATTCAAATTTTATTACAAGAAATATGTTTGATATAAAATATCAAATGATGTTAAATGATGTTGCCAATATGCATACCTTTATAGGTGATTTGGCCTACTATGAACAAATCCAACAATACCTTTCATTACTTGATATGAAGTTGGCGGGGTCCGCTCAGGTAGATTATGTAAGGCGGCAGAATAGATTATATGTACATGGAGATTTTGTAGATGGTGATATAAAGCTGGGAGATTTTCTAGTATATGAGGCCTATACCATGATTGACTCGGCAGGCACTCAGATATGGGATGATCTATGGTTAAAGGAATATGCCGCGGCTCTAATCAAGCAACAGTGGGGATCAAATCTTTCTAAGTTTGAGGGTATGCAGTTACCAGGTGGTGTCCAATTAAATGGTCAAAGGATTTTTGAAGAAGCCACAAATGAAGTAAATCAACTGAGAGAAAAAATAAGAACCGACTTCGAATTACCCCCAGATTTTTATGTAGGTTAACATGGCAACTAATTATTACTTTAGTCAAAAAGTTAGATCAGAACAATTACTCTATGAAGATATTGTTATAGAATCCCTACAGATGTATGGGCAGGACGTTTATTATCTACCAAGAGAGATAGTAAATGAAGACAGAGTATTTGGTGATGATGTGCCTTCTAGGTTTGGTTCGGCCTATAAGGTGGAAATGTATATAGAAAACATTGAGGGCTTTGATGGTGAAGGTGATTTATTTACTAAGTTTGGTGTACAGATAAGAGATCAGGCCAGCTTTGTAGTTGCGCGTAAACGTTGGACACAAACGGTAAAAAGATATGATAATGATATTAGTGGTGGTAGGCCCAGAGAGGGAGACTTAATATTTCTCCCATTGTCAAATTCATTATTTGAAATAATGCAGGTTGAACATGAACAACCTTTCTATCAACTATCAAACCTGCCGACATTTAAATTAAGATGTGAATTGTTTGAGTATAATGATGAAGACCTGGATACTGGTATTACTAGTATTGATGATATAGAACAAGATTATGCCTACACATATTCTTTATTACTAGATTCGGTTGGTACAGGGGCTAACCATTTCTCTATTGGAGAAAATGTTACGATGACCATTGCTGATGGTGTAGTCATGTCTGGAGAAGTAAACCAATGGTTAGACCTTACTAAGACACTAAGACTATCACATGTAGGTGCAGATGATGGTAAATTTCATACGTTTACCTCAGGCCAATTGATAACCGGTTCAAACGGATCAATAAGGGTTTCATCAATAACCGAAGAAAATCAGATTGCAGAAAATGAACAGAACGATGACTTTGAAACAATTTCTGATGGATTCCTAGACTTTAGTGAATCCAATCCATTTGGAGATCCTGATGACTGATATGTTTGATTTTGGTTTTACGGCCGTAGATGAAGATGAACTTGAAGCGGTTCAGACAGCGGCTGTATCGGCTTCTTCAACCGAGGAAAGATTAAACGGTTTATATAATGCCATTGTACCTCTTCTAAATAATTTAAAGAAAAATCCAGAAAAAGATTATATTCTTTGGCCAAATCGTTTGGCTAAGGTTGAAGAGTTTGAAAATCTTCTTCAGGCAATTTATAAAGGCTAATTATGTTTACTTACTTCTATCATCAAAAGTTCAGGAAGGCAGTAGCTACATTTGGCACACTGTTTAATAACATTTATGTTTTGCGTAAAAATAGTGCTGGCGCAGTAATAAGTCAAATAAAGGTTCCTCTATCATATGCCCCCAAGAGAGCCTTTTTAGATAGAATTAGAGAAAATCCAGATCTTGTAAACAATACTAAGATAGCCGTAAAGTTACCCCGTATGTCCTTTGAAATCATATCAATAGCATATGATCAGGGTAGACAGCTGCAAAAAACTAATACCTTTACACAGGGTGGATCCTTAAATGATTTAAGAAATAAATTTTATAGTTTTGTACCCTATAATCTAACTTTTCAATTAAGTATATATGCCAAGAATCAAGATGATGCATTGCAGGTCGTAGAGCAGATTCTACCATACTTTAATCCTCAGTATAATTTAACCATGAAACCATTTGAAGACTTTCCAAATATAAAGGAAGATATTCCAATTGCTCTTAATAGTGTTGACTTCGCAGATGATTATGAAGCACCATTAGAACAACGAAGAACTATTATATATACCTTAACATTTGATATGAGACTTAACTTTTATGGACCAATTAATGAATCGGGCGTTATTAAAACTTCTCTTACTAACCTCTATGAAATACAAAGAGGATTAGCAGATTCCGATCTGCAGGTGGGTAAGGTACGAGTTAGGCCCAATCCATTTGATGTATCGGCCGATTCTGATTTTGGATTTACAGATTCAGCAGATTATAGTTACTTATTTAATTTTGATAGTGGGAGCAGCTAATGTCAGATAGAACATGTTCTAATTGTGGTCATACTTGCCATTGTGTGGGTAAAGAGGGTTCAAAGTTTGAACGGGCTGAGGTAAGAGATGAAATCTCCGGAGACTTAATCTGCCAAGATCATGATATGGATGACGGTGAAGTTTGTGGATGTACCGATTGCACATGTGATGGATAAAGACAAACAAACGGCTGAAAATGACTTTGAATATTCTCGTAGGATATATCATGATCTTCTGGCTAAGGGATCAGAAGCCCTAGAAGATATGATTGAAGTGGCACGTGCCACAGAACATCCCAGGGCATATGAAGTATTTGCAAATATGATGAAGAATGTTGGTGATATAAATGGATCCCTAATGGATCTGCATAAAAAGAAAAAGGACTATAATAAAGTAGAAGACCCCAAAGAACTACCAGGGGCGACAACCAACAATGTGTTTATTGGTTCTACTAGTGATTTACAGCGTATGCTTTTAGATGATGAGGATAAGATAGTTGACATTAGCGACTACCAGAAAGATGAATGACACCTATCTTGGTAACATAAATGTAAAAAGAGATGGAGTACTTCATAATTTTACGGCCCATGAGGTACGTGAATATAAAAAGTGCCTACAGAGTGCTTCCTACTTTGCATCTAAATATTGTAAGATTATTCATGTTGATCATGGATTGGTTCCATTTGAATTATACCAATACCAAGAAAAAATGTTTAATCATTTTACTAATAATAGATTTTCTATTGTATTGGCATGTCGTCAATCAGGTAAGTCTATATCGTCCGTAGCCTATCTATTATGGTATGCTGTATTTCACCCAGAAAAAGTAATTGCTATATTAGCAAACAAAGGTGCTACGGCCCAAGAGATGCTTGGACGAGTAACCCTTATGTTAGAGCATCTACCTTTCTTTTTACAACCTGGATGTAAGGCCCTAAACAAAAGATCAATTGAATTTTCTAACAACAGTAGAATTGTTTCGGCGGCTACTTCAGGTTCATCTATTCGTGGTATGTCGGTCAACCTATTATACCTAGACGAGTTTGCATTTGTAGAGAATGCAGCTGAGTTCTATACCTCTACATATCCCGTTATTTCATCTGGTAAGGAAACAAAGGTTATTATTACCTCAACCGCTAATGGTATTGGCAATCAATTTCATAAGATATGGGAGGGAGCAGTCCAGGAGGTAAATGAATTTCAATCATTTAGGGTTGATTGGTGGGATGTGCCGGGCCGTGATGAAAAGTGGAAAGACCAGACCATATCAAATACATCTCAATTGCAGTTCGACCAGGAATTTGGCAATACATTCTTTGGTACAGGAGATACACTCATTAATGCCGAAACCCTTATGAGTTTTAGGGCCATACCTCCAGTAAAGATTTTAGAGGGTAATAGTGTTTGGATCTATAGCGATCCAATACCTGACCATCAATATGTAATGGCAGTAGATGTTTCAAAGGGAAGAGGTCAGGACTACTCTACTTTTAATGTAATCGATATTAGCACTAGACCCTTTAAACAGGTGGCTGTGTATCGCAATAATCTTATCTCGCCATTACTCTTCCCTAATATTATATATAAGTATGCTAATTTTTATAACCAAGCTTGGGTTGTAGTTGAATCAAATGATCAAGGTACCATAGTATGTAATGGCCTTTACTATGATTTGGAATATGAAAATCTACATGTTGAATCAACTGTAAAGGCAAACCGGCTTGGTATTGAAATGAATAGGAAAATCAAACGAATTGGTTGTTCTGCTATTAAGGATTTATTAGAGGAAAGAAAATTAGAACTAGTAGATAATCACACAATACTAGAAACATCTACATTCGTATCAAAGGGAACATCATACGAAGCTTCTGAAGGCAATCATGATGATCTAATGATGAATTTAGTAATGTTTGCATACTTTGCAATAGGAGATTACTTTCTACAGTTGACTGATGTTAATGTTAAGGATATGATGTTTAAGAATCAAATGAAGGCTATAGAAGAAGATATCTTACCATTTGGATATGTTGATGATGGTATAGCTGCAATTGAAGAAGCGGATTTGAGGGATGTATGGGCAACCACAGGTGTAGTTGCGGATTTCGAAGAAATTTACTAAATATATAAAACTATAAATATAAGTAATTGAATTCCGTATTATGTAAAACTTATAATTCGATTCTGGAAAAGGAAAAAACATATGGCAATATTCGCTCCATCCGAATCACCTGCTGTAATTGTTAAGGAAGTAGATTTAACTGGTGGCGTTCCAAACGTCCAATCTACAACTGGAGCTCTTATGGGTGATTTTCGCTGGGGACCGGTAGACAAAGCAACCCTCATTAGCAATGAAGCGGGTCTTGCTTCTACGTTTGCAGCCCCAGGCGCAACTACAAATTTAGATTTTCTTTCTGCAGCTAATTTTTTAAGATATGCAAATTCACTACAGGTTACAAGGTCTGTTGGCGCTGGCGCGCGTAACAGTGTTAACTCAGGTGGAACAGTTAAGTTATTAAAAAATAATGAGCAGTGGGAAAACGATCTCAGTTATACAATGGATTCTGATAATAGAATCTATGGAAAATATCCAGGCACTGTCGGTAACTCTCTAAGAGTTGTTGCTACTAGTTCCACAGGTTGGACCAATTGGCCCTGGAAGGCCAATTTCGATGCAGCACCTACAGGCACAGAACGTCATGTTCTTGTTCTTGACGAGGATGGTGTGATCTCAGGCAAAGCAGGTACTGTACTAGAAAGATTTGCATTTGTTAATGATTCATCATCTGCAACTAATACTGATGGATCTTCTAACTATGTTAAGGACGTAATCAATAGAGGATCTAATTGGGTTCGTGTTGGTGGTGGCCTTGATTCTGGAGATTGGTCACTGCTCAGTGGTGTCGATTCATCACCAGAAGCTTCTGACCTAGTATCATCAGCTTCAGTCTTTGAGGATAAAGATACTATTACGGTTGATTTCTTAATCGCACCGGGTTCGGGTACTACAGTAGCAAATGCTGCTATTACTGACGAACTTGTTCGTATTGCAGAATTGCGTAAAGATTGTGTTGTGGTAGCATCACCAGCATCTGAAAACGTTATTAATAACGCAGATCCCGTAAGTGCAACAACAACAGAAACAAATGCAATGGATTGGTCAAGTTACCTATTTGTTGATAACAACTGGTTAAAGGTATACGATAAGTATAATGATACTTACGCCTATATTCCAGCTGCTCCATCAACAGCGGGCATCATGGCTGCTTCAGATAATGAAAATGCTCCTTGGTTCTCACCAGCAGGTGTACGGCGTGGTCAATACTTTGGTGTAACAAACCTAGCCTATACTCCAACTAAAGCACAAAGAGATACTCTCTATAAGGCTGGGGTTAATCCTATTGCAAATCTACCCGGGCAGGGTATTTTGTTATATGGTGATAAAACACATATGAATAGACCTTCGGCATTTGATCGAATCAATGTACGTAGGTTATTTGTGGTAGTAGAAAGAGCTATTTCTCTAGCAGCACGTAGTACTCTCTTTGAACTAAATGATGAGTTTACTCGGGCTGAATTTGTTAATATCGTGGAACCCTTCCTACGTGAGGTTAAGGGTCGCCGTGGTATCACAGATTTTAGGGTTGTATGTGACGAAACAAACAACACACCAAACGTTATTGATAGGAATGAATTTATTGCTAATATCTTCATTAAGCCTGCACGTTCTATCAACTACATAACCCTTAATTTTGTTGCAGTAAGAACCGGCGTTGACTTCGAAGAAGTCGCTGGGCTTTCGGTATAAGGGGGTATAGCAAATGGCAGTTTTAGGTGTAGATGACTTTAAAGCAAAACTTCGTGGTGGTGGTTCACGTCCTAATCTATTTAAGGCGACAATCAACTTTCCGGGATATGCTAATGGTGATGTTGAATTAACATCATTCTTGTGTGAGGCGGCTCAGTTGCCGGCTTCTACAACAGGTAGTATTATTATTCCTTTTCGTGGTCGACAAGTAAAGTTTAATGGTGATCGAGTGTTTGACACATGGACTCCTACTATTATAAACGATACAGACTTTAGTGTCCGTAATGCAATGGAACGTTGGATGGATGGTATGAATGCACATAGTGCTAATACTGGTCTTACTAACCCCGTAGATTACGAGGCAGATTTAGTTGTTGATCAACTAGGTAAGGATGGCGCTGTTCTAAAGACCTATAACTTTAGAGGGTGTTTCCCTACTACGTTAAGTGCAATTGATCTTTCATATGGTCTTGAAAATGACATTGAAAGATTCCAAGTTGAGTTCCAGGTACAATACTGGGAATCATCAACAACAACTTAATGGATAAATAAATACATTGGAGAGCCTTCGGGCTCTCCGTAACTTAATTGCGAGATACCAGTATGGCAGAGACTGAAGGCATTAAATTATTTGGATTTGAGATTAAGCGATCGAAAGCTCGGCAGGCCGAAAAGATGCAATCCGTTGTACCTCCTGTTGATCCTGATGGCGCTGGATATGTTACGGCGGCAGGATCTCATTATGGTACCTATGTAAATCTTGGTGAAGGTGATCAGGCCAAGGACAATCTACAGAACATTAGACAATATAGAGCAACAGCTGTACATCCAGAGGTTGATGCAGCGATTGAGGATATTGTCAATGAATCCATTTCATCACAATCCGGTCAATCGCCAGTATCTCTAGTACTTGATCATGTGAATGACATCAGTGATTCGGTCAAGAAACAACTTATAGAAGAGTTTGATAATATAGTATCATTGTTATCGTTCAAGGATTTGGGACACGATATCTTTAGACGTTGGTATATTGATGGAAGAATTTATCATCATCTTGTAGTTGATGAAAACAATCTTAAGGCAGGTATCCAGGAGATTCGTCCTATTGATGCATCTAAGATACGTAAAGTAAAAGAAATAAAGAAAAAGAAAGATCCTGTCACAGGAGCCAATTTAATTGAAAATGTAAATGAGTTCTACATTTATCAAGAAAAACCAGGTGGAATGACAGGTGGAATTAAATTATCAAATGATTCGGTATCCTATGTAACTTCAGGTCTTTTGGATGTTGAAAGAAAGAGAGTGATTTCTTTTCTACATAAGGCCCTTAAACCCGTAAACCAATTACGTATGATGGAAGACTCATTAGTCATTTATCGAATGGCTCGAGCCCCCGAAAGACGTATCTTTTATATTGATGTAGGAAACCTACCCCGCGGTAAGGCCGAAACATATATGAAGGATATTATGGCCCGCTATCGTAATAAATTGGTTTACGATGCTGATACGGGTAAGGTAAGAGACGATCGAAAGCATATGTCTATGCTCGAAGATTTTTGGTTGCCTCGGAGAGAGGGAGGTAGGGGCACAGAAATCTCTACACTTCCGGGTGGCGAAAACCTTGGTCAGATAGATGACATTCTATACT